TATTTCTTCCTTCAAAAAGTGGGGGGGGGGGAATGGCAAGAAATGCCAAAAAAAAACCGCGAAGCCGCCCGCCAAGAAACCATTAAGGCAATCGATGATCATATGAGCGGCAACAAAGCGGCAGGGCGTTCGTTCGTGTCGCCTTTCTTCCGCGATAGCAACAACAATCTTATCAAAGGTATCGAGGTAATCCCTATCGACGACAAGATTAAGGACGGCAACTTCTTGCCCGATGCCAGTGCCGGCAACTCCGAAATACTCTTCCCTATGGGGGTAGACCCTTGTTTGCTTGGGGCAGGTATTCCAGGGGGCAAAAACCTCAGTGGAAGTGGTAGCGACAAACGCGAGGCGTACACCATTCTCTCCACCCGTATGCCCGTAAAGCGATTGCGCACCCTCGAAGTCTTCGAGCGTATCCGCGATTGGAACAACTGGGACAGCACCCTATACGGCAATTTTCCTAATATCAACCTCACTACCCTTGATAAAAACCCTAACGGACAACAAACAATAGTGAATTAAAATGGCAAGCAACAACACTACATCACAACTTACGATACGTATCAATGGTAAGGAGGTAGAGAATACTTTTACTGCCTTAAACCGCGAGGTGCGCACACTCTCTCGTGAACTCCGCAACCTCACTCCTGGTACTGAAGAGTTCCAACAGCGTGCAGCGCAATTGCGTGAGGCACAAGCACACTTCAACCGTGTACGCGATGAAATAAACCAAGTGAATGGAGCTATCACCCAAACGGCTACCAGCACTTCACGATTTGGCGACATCGTGCGCGGGGTGTTCACTGGCAACCTTATCACGGGCTTCTTTTCTTCATTTGTAGGCAAAGCCCGCGAATCGGTGGACGAACTCCTTAAAGTATCCGACCTGATGACGGGCGTAGAGAAAACCACGGGGCTCGCCTCCGAAGAGGTACGCCAGTTGTGGAACGAGTTCGATGAGCTCAATACCCGCACCTCCAAGCAGGAACTGCTCAATATCGCCCAAATAGGCGGTCGCCTCGGCATTAACGATAAAGAGCAAATCAAAGAGTTCACCGAAGAAATCGATAAAATATACGTTGCCCTGGGCGACTCGTTCCAAGGCGGTTTGGAAGAGGTTACTACCAAGGTGGGCAAACTCAAAAACCTTTTCGAGGAAACCCGTAACCAAAACTATGGCGAAGCCCTCAACGCCATTGGCTCTGCCCTCAACGAACTGGGGGCGAATGGTAGCAGTAGCGAACAGAACATCACCGAGTTTGCCACCCGTATAGGGGCGTTGCCTGCCGTGCTAAAGCCCTCTATCGAAAAAACGCTCGGGCTTGGTGCAGCTTTTGAAGAAAGCGGTATCGATGCCGAAGTGGCTTCCAGCGGTTACTCGCGCTTTATGAGCGTGGCGGGTAATAATATCGCCGCCTTTGCCAAACAAATGAAACTCACCACCAAAGAAGCCTCCGAACTGTTCAACACCCACCCCGAAGAGTTCTTTTTGCGCTTTGGCGAAAGCCTCAAAGGCTTAGGAGCTGAACAAACAGCAGGCGTACTCAAAGGATTAAAGCTCAACACCCTCGAGGTACAAAAAGCATTGGGTACCGCTGGCGACAATGCCGACCGCTTTCGCCAGCTGATGAACCTCTCAGGACAAGCAATGCAGGACGGCACTTCTATACAGAACGAGTTCAACAAGGTGAACGAAAATACCGCCGCTATATGGGAGAAAATCAAAAAAGTATTTGCCGAAACCTTTACTTCCGACACTATGGCGCAATGGTTCGGCGGACTCATCAAGCTACTCGGTTGGCTCACGGGGGTAACCTCCAAGGCAGGCGATGGCGTGAAAGTCTTCCGCGAGCGTATCGCCTTTTTAGCCAAAGCCATAGTAGTGTGCACTACCGCCATAGTAAGCTACCGCGCTGCTGTGTTTATAACTGCTAATATCACCAAAGTAGGTACAGCACAAACCCTTTTGTATAATGCAGCAACTAAAATCACAACAACCCTCAACGGAATGGCTACCAAAACAACTTATTTATTGGCAGCCGCCAAAGCAGTACTTACAGGTAATTTCAAAAGCGCCGCCGCTGCAATGCGCGCTTTCAATGCTGTAGCCGCCGCCAACCCATTAGGGGCTTTATTGGCTGTCATAGGAGCCATAGTAGCCGCTATGACCCTTTTCAACAAAAAAGTAGATGAAAATGTGAGATTGCAAAAACGATTGCAAGAAGCCCAACGAGAAGTGAAAGAAGCTATAGAGAGCGAGAAAAATAAAATACAAACCCTCGTTGCCATTATCAAAGATGAAACCAAAAGCCGTAATGAACGCCTTACAGCTATGAAACAATTGCAAGACATTGCCCCCGACTACTTCAAAACCCTCGACCTCGATAAAATAAAAACCGAAGAGGGCACCAAGGCAATAGATGCATACATCAATGCTTTAAGGCGCAAAAAGGAAGCTGAGAAAAAACAACAAATAGACAGCGAATTGGGTGATGAGATAGAAGAGATTAAAAAGAACGGACCTTTAGCTTATAACAGTAAATGGAATATTGCGAATCTTTACCGCGACGAAAAAAACTATGAGCCTACTTATAAGGAATACCTCGACAAGAAGAGAAAGCAAATGAACAATCTGATTAAGGCGGGTAAGTTCCAAACACAAGCACAAGTAGACGAATATTGGAAAAAAGTGGTAGAAGAAGCAGGGTGGGTATACGAAAACCAAAACCAACTGCTTAGAGAAAAAGAAGCAGCAAGAGCAAAGAACTTACAAGAGTGGAAAAAGTTAGAAGCTGATAATATAGCCGAGAGGGCACGCCTCAACGCTCTAAACGGCGGTACCGGTGGTAATGATGATCCTCCTAAACCTACTAAAGAGCCCAAGGACTACGCCGATGAGTACCGCAATGCTAATAAGGCGCGCTTAGCTGCCGAGCAGGAACTCCAAAAGGAAATTACGCAAGGCTTAGAGGAAAGCCTCGACAAACAGTTGGCTCTTACCGAACAAAAGTATAATGACAAGCGGTTCAAACTACAACAAGAAAATGCGGACTTAGAGCAGGATATCCTAAAGCTAAAAACAGAAGCAAAAGGCAATAACGATCCGAAACTGCTAAAAACAATCCAGGAAAAGCGCAAACTTCAGGAGCTCAACAAGCAAATAGCTGTTGAATACGAAAAACAAGAACAAGCAGAACTCACTCAAGTACGCGAAAAACACGCTGCCAAAGAGGTAGAGCGCACCCTCAAAGAGATGAACGATTGTCTTGCTGTAAAAAAACGTGAAAAGGCAGAGGAACTCCTCCAAATTCAGGATTTAGACACCGCCAAAGAAGCCTTACGCGGACAGATTTCGGATAAAGAACTGTCGAAAATCAAAACCTTAGAGGAGGCTAAAAAAGCCCTCCGCCGCAAAGCCGATGAGGAGATTATAAAAGAAAGTATTGCTAACTTAGAGGCACAAGAGAAACTTTTAATGGGCTACCTTCAAACCGTTACGGGTGAAGCCAAAGATAAGCTTATAGAAGATATTCAGAAGGGGAGAGAACAGATGACCAAGTTAAAAGAAGAGTTGGACGCCTTAAAAACCAAAGGAGTAGATAAAGATGCAGGCACTGAGTTAGAAAAGGTAGATTTATTAGGCTATACTGCCAAAGATTGGGAAGATGTTTTTAAAAACCTCAATACTATGCAAGGGCGCTTTAAAGCGGTAGAAATGGGTATAGGGACAATGAACAACGCTTTTAGTATGTTTAGCCAGTTGCAGGAAAACCTCAATGCTCGCGAACTTTCCAAATATACCGCTAACCAACAGAAGAAAAAACAAGCCTTACTCGACCAACTCAACCAAGGCTATATTTCTCAGGCACAATACCAAAAAGAAGTACAACGCCTCGATGAGGAAGCCGAAACCAAAAAGAAAGAACTTGCTATCAAGCAGTTCAAGGCACAAAAAGCTGCCAATATGCTCAATATTATAGCCAATACAGCTTTGGCGGTAACACGTGCTTATGTTGATGGAGGGGCGATAGGGGGTATAGCTCTTGCCGCTATTGTAGCCGCCATAGGAGCTGCTCAATTAGGAATTGTAGCAGCACAACAGCCCCCCAGCTATGCCAAGGGTGGTTATACCAAGGGCTTAGGTTTTACCGATGAAACAGGACACGAGGTAGCAGGGGTAGTGCACGGCAAAGAGTACGTAATACCCGCAATGCTCCTCGCCGACCCTCAAGTAGCTCGCGTTACCGAGTGGATAGAAGCCAAACGCACCGGCAAGTCCCAAAATACTTACGCTACTGGCGGTAATATATCGGCAGTGCCGGACGAACCCTCAACTTTGGCAAAATCCGAAAGTTTGTCAAAGTCAGAAACTTCTATGAGCGAACTCAAAAACACCCTCACTCAGCTCACCGCTACCCTCGACCGTCTTGAGAAAAATGGTTTAGATGCCTACGTGATTGCCGATGCTAAAAACGGACGCGAAATGCAACGCGCTATTAAAGAATACGAGAACATCCGAGAAAAAAACAGACGATAATGACGAATGACGAATTACAAATTACGAATTGACTATGGATATAACAATACCACAAACGTATGAGAAGTTAAATGCTATGCAACGGGGGGCGTTGTGCAGGATACTTTTAACCTTGGAGAACTCTGAAGAAACACCTTTGGGTATTATAAAAGTATTGATTTCGCACCTACCTAATCGTACCCAACAGCAGTTATTGCAAGAAGTGCCTTTCACTACGCTATGGCAATACGCCGAGCCTTTCCTCACCACCGAAAAGCTATACCATTTTCCACCCCTCTCTTCCCCCTTTGGAGGGGGCAAGGGGGAGGTTATACCTCCAGCTGATAGGCTTGCCAACCTTACTATCAAACAGTTTTCCGTAGCCGATAGTATCTATTATCGTTTGCGCCTTTCACAGTACCAGGACGAGTTGCTGTTGCGCCAGTTGGTAGCCTCGCTTTACAACTTTGCCGACCAACCTTTTGATGTGCTGAACCTCCCACAAGTAGCCGAGCATACCGATAAGGTAGCTATAACTACCGCCTACGAGGTAGTGTTTGCTTACACCTGCTGTAGGGAGTACATCATCAGCAGGTTTCCAAAGGTATTCACTGCTAAAGATGATAAAAAAGATACGAAAGACGAGGGTTCGTCATTCGTCTTTCGTAATTCGACATTAAAAAACT